GCCGCCGCCTACGCCACCACCTACGCCACCGCCTACGCCACCACCTACACCGCCGCCACCGCCTACGCCGCCGACGCCGCCGCCGCCTACGCCGACGCCGCCGCCTACGCCGCCGCCTACGCCGCCGCCGCCTACGCCGACGCCACCACCTACGCCGCCTACGCCGCCGCCGCCGCCAGAATAGCGGCCCGAAAGGCTCAGGCACAGCAGCTGCGCGAGATGGTTCCATTCGCCATCGTCGCGGAGTTGGCCAAATGAGCTATATCCTTGGGATTGACCCCGGCATGGGCGGGGCACTCGCCGTGTACAATGACTTCCCCATTTCTGGCGCCGACATTTACGACATCCCCAAGTCCATCGACTCAGGCATCGACGCCCAAGGCCTGGCCGGCCTGGTAAAGCGTATCCACCTAACCTACCCCGGCATCACCGCGGTGGTCGAGCGTGTCTCGTCCATGCCGCGCCAGGCCGGCGCCTTCGCCTTTGGCCTCAGCACCGGCATCATCCACGGCTGCCTGGCTTCCCGCGGCATTCCCTTCGAGCTAGTCAGCCCCAGCGTTTGGAAAGCCAAGATGGGGCTGACCAAGTTCCCTGATGAGACCTACGCCCAGAACAAGACCCGTGCCCGGGCGCTGGCATCCCAGCTGTTCCCGTCCATGGCCAAGCAGTTCAAGCGCGTTAAGGATGACGGCCGGGCCGAAGCGCTGCTGCTGGCCGTCTACTGGGCCAACCGCAAGTAGGTTCGCACCCCATTCCGGGAGCTTGACTATGCCCTCGCCAGCCATTCCCTACGAAGTCATCAAGGACGGGGCAACCATCGGGTGCGTGGTCATGGCTCCCGAACAGGTCGAACGCCAACGCGCCCTCCACCCGAAATGCGCCTACGTTCCCCTGCTGGGGATCGCTATCACATCGGAGAACGAATGACCCCAGGTGAATGGAGAGCCTGTTTCCGTGCCCAACTTCGCAAAGAAGGGGTGCCTGCCTCCAAGGCGATGACTGAGGCTTTCACCGTCGAAGTTGACCTTGAAAAGTCGCCCGAGGAAGCCGCCCAGCACTACTTCAAACCCCAGCTCCGATGTTTCCACGGCATTCAGTTGAGCCGTCCCTGCCGTGAATGCGGGCGGAACCCGAGGCTTACCAAAGCCGAAGCGCGAGAGTGCGCTGCCCTTTCCGGTGAACCCGTGTGCCAAGCCTGCGGGGTCGAATGGACGAAGCACCGTCAACTCTGCGAAACCGAATAAATCTGTCCAAAAGCACGACCCTTCTGAGGAACCTCCATTGAAGATCCGGCTCACCCAGATTGACGGTGCCCTCCCCAACTTGGCGCTGATGAAGCTGGCCTCCTGGCACCGATCCCAGGGCCACGAAGTCAGCCTGACCAGGGAAGTGACCCGGAGCATCTTTGAGCCGGACTTCGATCTGGTTTACGGTGCCTCCATCTTCCAGTTCAGCAGGAAGAAACTCGACCTGTTCTTGCAGCACTGGCCCCTGGCGATCGTCGGGGGAACCGGGACCGACAACACCGCCACGGTCGAAGAAACCATCGGGGGCCAATGGGACGGCATCGACTACGCCGACTACCCCGCCGTGGACTACTCCATGGGGTTCACCCAGCGGGGCTGCCGCCTCAAGTGTGGGTTCTGTGTGGTCCCCAAGAAGGAAGGGGCCAATCGTTCCGCCTCCACCATCGCTGAAATCTGGCGCGGCCCCGGCCACCCCAAGAAACTCCACCTCCTGGACAACGATTTCTTTGGGAACCCTGAATGGCGGGACCGCCTCCAGGAGATCAGGGATGGAGGGTTCAAGGTCTGCCTGAGCCAGGGTATCAACGTGCGCCTGATCGATGACGAAGCGGCCCAGGCCCTGGGGACCATCCAATACCGCAGCACCGACTTCCAACGCCGCCGCCTCTACACCGCCTGGGACAACCTGCGGGATGAGGAAATTTTCTTCACCGGAATCGATCGCCTGGAACGCGCCGGAATCCCCCCAAAGAACGTCATGGCCTACATGCTGGTGGGCTACGATCCCCAGGAAACCTGGGAACGGATCTGGCACCGCTTCAACCGCATGGTTGAGCGTGGCGTGAAGCCCTATCCCATGGTGTTCGACCGCAGCAGGAAAGACCTCACCGCGTTTCAGCGGTGGGTCGTGATGGGCCTCTACCGGATCGTCCCCTGGGATGAATACCGGGGCAAGGTCGCCTAAACCGCTTTTGTCCATCTGGAGGAACCATGGCTAGATTCACTTTCACGATCGAAGACCGGCCGGACGGCCAGGTCGAGATCAAGTCCGATCAAGATCTGCCGTTCGGTCATCCTGAACAGGCCACTCACGCCCAGCTGCTGGCGATGTATCTGGTCCGCAAGATCACCCAGCCGCCGCAATCCGGCCGGCCTAGGGTTCCGGGCTTGGTTCTGCCTGAGCACATGAGGAACTGAAATGTCCTTAGACCTGGAGATTCCCTACCCCTACCAGCTGACCGGCGCCGACTACCTGGCCGCCCATCCGCAGGCCTTCCTGGCCGACGACATGGGCCTGGGCAAGTCCTGCCAGGCGGTGGTCGCCGCGGACATCCTCGGGCTCGACCGGATCCTGGTGCTGTGCCCCGGGTCTGTACGGGTCAACTGGGAGCGGGAATTCCAGAAGTTCTCCCCGATGGACCGGCCCTGCCGGGTGCTGCTGACCGGGGAAGACGAGGTGCCGACCAGCGGCGTCGTGATCTGCAGCTACGACCTGCTGGTGGCGCCGACCTCCGGCAAAGCCGAGAAGCGGGCGAAGAAGGCGCCGGAAGATCCAGCCTTAAAAGCCAAGGCCAAGGCCGCGCGCCAGCTCAAGGCGAAGCGCCAGGCCTTCCTCCACGCGATCCAGGCCACCCGATGGGACGTCCTTGTCCTGGATGAAGCCCAATACCTGAAGGACAGGGGCGCCGGGCGTACCACCGCGGTCTTCGGCCGGAACATCAATGACCTGGGCATCGCCGGCAACGTCGAGCGCATCTGGCGCCTGTCCGGTACGCCAGCGCCCAACAACGTCAGTGAGCTGTGGATCCATCTGCGCAGCGCGGGCATCATCACGATGGGCTACTACGACTTCGTGGCGCGCTACTGCGTCTGCTTCGAGGGCAAGTTCGACGTCAAGATCGTCGGCACGAAAAACATCGAAGAGCTGAAGGGGCTGCTGGCTCAGTTTATGCTGCGCCGGATGAAGGCCGACGTCCAAGCCGACTTGCCACCCATCCGCTTCGAAGAGGTGGCCGTCGAGGCGAGCCCGGTGCTGCTGGACGCATCCTGGGGCCCGGGCGCCGCGGACGAGATCCGCGTGGGCGAGCAGACATTGTCCCAGGCCTTGGCCGCCATTGCGCCTGACGCCACCCTGGGGCTGCTGGAGACCGGGGGGGTGGCGATGGCCACGCTCAGGCGCTACACCGGCCTGGCGAAGCTCCCAGGCATCCTGGCGATCATCAAGGAGGAGCTGGCGTCGGGCGCCCTGGACAAGATCGTCCTGTTCGGGATCCACCAGGCGGTGATCGAGCAAACCCAGAAGGCTTTGGCCAAGTTCGGCGCCGTCTCCGTCTACGGCAAGACGCCCGGGCCCCAGCGCCAGGCCAACATCGACCGGTTCAGCAAGGACCCATCTTGCCGGGTCATCGTCGGAAATATCACGGCCGCCGGCGTGGGCGTCAACGGCATGCAGGACAGCTGCAGCGAGGTGGGCCTGCTGGAGTCCAGCTGGGTGCCCAGCGACAACGCCCAGGCCGTCGCCCGGGTCCACCGCAACGGCCAGTCAAAGCCAGTCAGAGTGCGGGTTTTCAGCTTGCACAACTCCAGCGATGAGCCGGTGAACGCCGCACTCATTCGCAAGATCCGCGAGCTGGCGAAAATATTTTAAAATTTCTGTTGCGAATGCCGTAACGGGAACCTAATCTTGCAACACACCCACAAGGAGGATCACCAGTGATCAGCATCTCTTTCGACCTTTCCGAAGTGCGCCCCAAGGAAGCCAGGGCCCTTTCCGCGATGCTCGCGGTGATCGGCGGCGCGCCGGAACTCAATCTCGACGCGCAGCTCGGCGATCTGCTCCCCAATGATCTGGCCCGGGTCTCCGCGGTGTTCAAGTCGAACATCAACGCCGGTATGGCTCCGAACGCCCGGGAGAAGAGCGCCTGCGCCGACGACTGCGTGCATCCGGATCACCATCACCTCAGTCTGCCCGAAGGTCCGGTCCAGCCGGAGTGCCCGCTGTTTGCCGGCTGCCCGGAAACGCCCCAGACCGGGCGCTCTGAGTCCGCAGTGGCGCCGCAGGCGACCGAGCCTGTCATTGCCCAGCCCGAACCCGCCGCGGCTCCTGAGCCCGTACAGGGCCACGTCCCGGCCGACGCCATGCAGCCCGTCAAGCGCAAGCGCCGGACCAAGGAGCAGATGGAGGCCGATGAGCTGGCCGCCCAGGCCACCGTGAAGAACCCTGACGAGAAGCTGGCCGGGGTGGCCGCGGACCCTATCCAGGCGGGGCCGGTAAGTGCCTCTGCGGTAGCTACGCCGCCGGCTACGGCTACGGCGCCTGCATCTGCCCATGAGCCCACCGGTGACGACCTCCGCGCCGCCCTGAAGGTCTACGCCAAGGTCCACGGCATGCCCAAGGCAATCGAGCTGATCAAGGACTTCGGTTGCGAGCGCATCAGCGAGCTGGAGACGAGGCCCATCACCGACCGGCTGGAGTTCATGAAGTTGGCCTCCAATGCCTGACCTCCACAGCATGCTCTCCCCCAGCGCCGCCGAGCGCTGGATGAACTGCTTCGGCAGTGGCTTCCTGTCCGAGGGGATGCCCGAGAAGACCTCCAAATACGCCGACGAGGGCACGCTGGCCCACGCCCTGGGCGAGCACATCCTGACCGAAAACCCCAACGTCTTCACGGGCGCGGTCGATCTCGACCAGGCGCAGCGCGATGAGATGCTCGCCAACGTTCGCATCTACACTGACTACATCAACGAGCTGATGAAGCAGCCGGGTGCCATCCTCCACGTTGAGCAGCAGGTCAAGATCACCGAGAACTGCTGGGGCACCTCGGACGCCACGGTGTGGGCGCCCAAGAGCGAAACGCTGTATATTAACGACTTAAAATATGGGGCTGGCATCCCCGTCAGCGTCCGCGGCAACCTGCAGCTCAAGCTCTACGGCCTGGGCGCCCTGCTGACCTGCGGCTACCCCGCCGACATCATCAACGTGGCGATCATCCAGCCCCGGATCCAGCATGAAGACGGCTGCGTCCGCTCGGTAGACTATGACGCGGTCGACCTGATCGAATTCCACGCTGATGTCCTGGCTGCCGAGAAGAAGGTGCTGGAAGCCAACCGTGACGGCGAATCGGACATGAAGACCTACGGCTACCTCACCGGCTACTGGCACGACACTTACCTGCACCCTACCGAAAAGGGCTGCCGGTTCTGCCTTGCCGCGCCGAAGTGCCCGAAGCTGCTGAAGGAGTCCAAGCAGCTTGCGTCCCAGGTCTTCGGGCCCACCCAGGCCTACAACCCGAAGGAACTGGCTGATGTGCTTGACCGGCTGCCGTTGCTTGAGGGCTGGATCAAGAACGTCCGCGAGTTCGCCTACAACGAAGCCGAGGCCGGCCGGGTTCCCCCCACGTACAAGCTGGTGGAGAAGCGCCCCACCCGGAAGTGGAAACAGAACGTGATCGACATCTGCCTCATGGGCGTGCTGAAGATCACCGACGAGACCCTGGTCTACAAGCCCAAGGAACTGCTGCCGGTGGGCGACATCCTCAAGCTCTGCCCCGGGCGCAACAACGACGAGCGAGCCAAGGTGCTGGAGCCCTTCACCGTCAAGGAAAGCTCGGGCCACACCCTGGTGCCCGAGTCCGACAAACGTGAACCCGTCCGCCTTGATGCCAAGGCGGCTTTCTCTGAGGAGAAGAAGTGAGCGCACTTTCCGTTTCCATCGAAAACCTGAAGGCCCACGTGCTGGCCTTCATCCAGGCCGAGGGCATCGAACTAGAAGGGGGCGCCCATAAGTGCCTCGCCAAGTTCGCCGCCTTCGTGGAGGGCAAGCAGGCCGAGCAGGATGCCATCGATCTGCTGGTGGCCAAGGGCTACACCATCAACAAGCCGCTGGTGACCCTGTCGGCGCCCCCGGCCCAGTAGTTCCGCTTCCCCAACCGCCGGTAGGCCGGCTGCCTACCACTCGCTCTCTTTCTGAAAGGGCCACGACGTGACCACCGATCGAATCATCACCCCCGAGTTCCGCGCCTGCTTCGTCTCGCTGTTCAAGGCCACCGGCTTCAAGAACGCCGACGGCACGGAAGGCAAGCGCACCTACTCCATCAAGGCCGCGTTCCCCCCGACCGCGGATCTCTCCCAGCTGATCGCCCAGGCCAAGCAGGCGGCCGTGGACAAGTGGGGCAACAACATCCCCAAGACCCTGCGCAGCCCGTTCCGCAAGAACGAGGAGACCGACAACCCGGTCCAGGGCATCGGCGACGACTGGACGATCATGACCTTCAGCGCCAACGAGGACAAGTTCAGCCCCCGGCACAACCTGGTGGACGCCAGCAACAACGGCATCATGGACGAGGTCGAGGTCTACTCGGGCGCCTGGTTCGCCGCCCAGGTCCAGGCCTACGCCTACGACACCGCCGGCAACAAGGGCGTCTCCTTCGGCCTGCGCAACGTGCAGAAGCGCCGGGAAGACGAACCCATCGGTGGTGGCAGCGGTCCCGCCAACAAGGCCTTCGAACCCGTCGCTGCGGCCGGGCCCCAGGGCGCGCCGAAGAACGCGGCCAATATTTTTGGCTGAGTTGTTGCTAGTTTCGTAACACGTTGACACCAATGGCCCACTCAGGTGGGCCTGCGGTGGTGAAGAGGAGACCCACATGATCAAGCGTGCAGCCATCCGCAGCCGAGAATATGAAGAGCAGCGGGACCAGCTCATCCCGATTGCCGAGTCCTACGCCAACCAGGTGGTGAAGTGCCGGGCCGGCGTAGGCGCCATCGAGAAGTTCCGCGAGGAGTGGACCCGGTGCTTCTGCGACCAGATGAAGAAGCTGGCGATGGCTTTGGGGATCGCGGTTGAAGTTGAGATGGGGAGCTGAAGGTGTCGATCGCGCACCTTGACTTGGAAACCCGCTCATCCTGCGACCTGAAGGCATGTGGTCTGGACGTCTACTCGAAAGACCCGACGACGGACGTTCACTGCGCGGCCTACGCCTTCGACGACGAGCCAGTACAGATCTGGACCGCCGCCCAACCGTGCCCTGAACGGCTGCGCCAGCATATCGAAGCCGGCGGTTTGGTGTACGCCCACAACGCAGCCTTCGAGATAGCCCTGACCAACGAGGTGCTCGCCAAACGGCACGACTGGCCCACCCTCAAGCCTGAGCAGTGCCGATGCACGATGTGCATGGCCTACGCGATGGCACTGCCCGGCAGCCTGGAGAACGCCGCGCCGGCGGTGGGGCTGGCCGAGCGCAAGGATGGGCTGGGCAAGCGTGTCATGCTCAAGCTCTGCAAGCCGAACGTCAACAACGACTTCTGGACCCCGGAGACGGCGCCCGAAGACTTTCGCAAATTATACGCTTATTGCAAAACTGACGTGGAGGTGGAACGTGCTCTTCATCACAGGCTCATGGAGTTGTCCGAGCAGGAGCAGGCGGTCTGGGCCCTCGATTACAAGATCAACCAGAACGGCATTCTGGTGGACCTGGTGGCAATCGATAAGGCGCTTGCCCTGGTGGCCCGGGAGAAGACCCGTCTCGACGGCGAGATCCTGAAGGTCACGGGTGGCGTCGTCGGCAGCTGCACCGAGGTCCAGCCGCTGGTGAAGTGGGTCAAGTCTCAGGGTGTGAAAATCACCGGTCTGGCCAAGGCCGACGTGTTGGATGCGCTGGGCGGCGACGATCTGCCGCCCCAGGTGCGGAACGCCCTGGAGCTGCGCAAGGAAGCAGCGAAGAGCAGCACGGCGAAGTTGGTGGCCATGCGCGACCGGGTGGCCGGTGACGGCAGGATCCGCGGCATCCACCAATACCACGGCGCCAGCACCGGCCGGTGGGCGGGCCGCGGTGTACAGACCCAGAACCTGCCCCGCTGCCGCCCCGGGATCAAGCCCCAGGACGTCGAAGACATCATCGCCCACCTGGACAGCCGCGACTACGTCGACACGTTCTACGGGCCCACCCTGGACGCGCTGAGCGATTCCCTGCGCGGCATGATCATCGCCCCTCCGGGGAAGGATCTGGTGGCGGTGGACTTCAAGAGCATCGAGGCCGTGGTGCTGGCGTGGCTGGCCGGTGAGCAAAGCGTCCTGGGCGTATACTCTCGCGGCGAAGATCTTTACGTTGCAGCGGCAGCCAAGATCTACCACGTCGCAGCGTCCGAGATCAGCAAGCACGATCCTCGTCGTCAAATCGGCAAGGTGTCCGTACTCGCTTGCGGATTTCAGGGAGGGGTAGGCGCCTTCCAGTCCATGGCCAAGGTTTACGACGTGAAGGTTCCCGATGCTGAAGCTGAGCGGATCAAGGTGGCCTGGCGCGAAGCCCATCCCCGGATCGTCAAATACTGGTACGAACTGGAATGCGCTGCGATCCATGCGCTGACCTCTGGTCGGCCCATGACCGTGGGGCTGGGCTACGGGCCCGGGCGCAGCGTGACCTTCAAGAAGGCCGGAAGCTTCCTCTGGTGTCAGCTCCCCAGCAGGCGGGTGCTGTGCTACCCCTACCCTGAGATCCGCGAAGTCACCACCCCTTGGGGCGAGGACAAGGATGCGCTCACCTACATGACGGTGGTGTCGAACGTCAATGCGAAGATCCTGCCGGACCCATCAGCTTCGGGGACGTGGAAGCGTATCAGCACTTACGGAGGAAGCCTCGCTGAGAACGTAACTCAGGCCGTCGCTCGGGACATCCTTGCGGAAGCGATGTTGCGATTAGACCAACAAGGCGCTAAAATCGTGGCCCACGTTCATGACGAGGCGGTCATCGAGATCGCGCATGACGCCCCCGAGGATGCTGTGAAGCAGATCGAAACGATGTTCGCTGCAGCGCCGAGCTGGGCAGTGGGTTTACCCCTGGCCGCCGAAGGCTGGCGAGGACCGAGGTACCGGAAATGACGGCCTTCTACAACGAGATCGACCCCTACGCCGCAGCGTGGCTGCGCAACCTGATCGCTGCCGGGCACATCGCCCATGGGGTGGTGGACGAACGCAGCATCGAAGACATCGTTCCGGAGGAACTCCTTGGGTACACACAGTGTCACTTCTTCGCCGGGATCGGTGTCTGGTCCTACGCCCTGCGCCGCGCCGGCTGGCCCGATGACCGCCCCGTTTGGACAGGCTCCTGTCCTTGCCAGCCTTTCAGCGCGGCAGGCAAAGGCGCTGGGGTTGCTGATCTCAGGCACCTCTGGCCGGCCTTCCACCATCTCATCGGGCAGTGCCACCCTCCAGTCGTGTTTGGAGAGCAGGTTGCAAGCAAGGACGGGCTCGATTGGCTCGATCTTGTTCAAGCTGACCTGGAAATATCGGGTTACTCCGTTGGGGCGACAGATCTGTGCGCTGCGGGCGTCGGGGCTCCGCACATCCGGCAACGACTTTGGTTCGTTGGGGAAAAGCTGGCCCACACCCAGGGTGGAAACGGCGCATGGCTCCTGCAAGAGCAGATCGGAGAACCCCGAGCAGTGCGCCAAGGAGTGCAGGCTGGAGGATGTGGCGACCTTGGCAGCCTGGCCCACCACCACCACCCGGGACTGGCATGGGGCCAACGCCCCGGGGAACGAACTGGAATACAACGCCAGGCCGTTGAACGAGGTGGCGAGGTTGGCGACATGGCCGACGCCCAGGTCTTCGGACGGACCGAACCCGCCGATGGGAGAGGGGCGCACCGACTCGCTTCCGGCGATGGCGAAGACGGCTGCTTGGCAGACGCCGATGGCCAACGTGAAGGCTCGGTCGGAAGAGTTCAGGGAGTCTTGCACCAGCTTGAACCCGCTGGAATGCCTGGGCCCTTGGTCGACGCCAAGGGCGAACAAGTGGGGCTTTCCCGATGCTCATGGGAGTCAGGAATCGCCGACTGGATCCCCTGCCGGGACGGCAAGTGGCGGCCAGTTGAACCCGGCACATTCCCGTTGGCTCATGGGGCTCCCAGCCGAGTGGGACGCCTGCGCGCCTACGGCAACGCGATTGTCGCGCCGTGCGCCGAAGCCTTCATCCGATCCGCTTGCGAAGCTTTTGAGCTGAAGGACATTCTCTCATGACATCTTCTCTTGACCACGCCCTCTCCCTGGCGTCCCGTGGCTTCCACGTCTTCCCGCTCAAGAACAACGGCAAGCTCCCGGCGCACAAAGGCTGGCGGGATTCTGCCACCCGCGATCCGGAGCAGATCACCAAGTGGTTCTCCAACTGGAAGTTCAACATCGGAATTTCAACCAGCAAGTTCGGCGAGGACCAGGCCTTGTGCGTGGTCGACGTCGATGACAAGGGGGTCAAACATGGAAGCGAAACCCTGCTCGGACTCGAACTCGACGGCATCGAGTTCCCGGTTACCTGTGAGCACTCCACTCCGTCTGGGGGCCGCCATCTCATTTACGTGTGCGATGCGCCGCTGCGCCAAGGTACGGACGTCCTCGGAAGCGGCCTCGATATTCGGTCCCGGGGCGGCCTCATCGTCGGCCCCGGATCCGAGATCGACGGCAAAGCCTACACCCAGATCAATGGCCACTCCCAGCTCGCCCCAGCCCCAGCTTGGCTTGTCGCCCGCCTGGGCGTGGACGCTGGCGCTCGTCGCAGCGACCGCGCTCCTGTTGGCGGGGTCGATCCTCTACGCGCTGCTGAGCGCGCCGCTGGGTTTCTGAAGGATGCGGCGCCGGCGCTGGAAGGCCGGGGTGGTGACACCCACACCTACAAGATTTTCCAAGCGCTGAAGGACATGGGCTGCACGCTGGACCAAGCGGTGATGCTGGCCGACGAGCACTGGAACGAACGTTGCGAGCCGCCCTGGAGCCTGGACGAACTGCTGAAGCTGGCCGACCATGCCTACCGCTATGGCCGCGAGCAGCCCGGGTGCTCCGCGCCCGAAGCCATCTTCGAACCGGTCGAGCCGCCCAAGGGGCCGGCCGCCAAGCTCCACCCCTTCGCCGAGATCAACCGGGAGTATGCGCTCATCAAGCAGGGCTGCTTCATCCTCCAGGAGACCACCGACGAGGAGGGCAACCGCATCATAGAGAGATTGCCCATCAGCGATTTCCACAACTGGTTCGCCAACAAGCCTTGGGCCACCGGCAAAGAGAAACCGAGGCCCATCAGCCAGCACTGGATGGAGTGGTCTGGGCGCCGGCAGTATGACGCCGTGACTTTCATGCCCGGGAAGGACATGGGGCCCCGCTGGTACAATTTATGGCAGGGGTTCAGTGTCGAGCCGGCCAAGGGGAAGGCCAGCCACCCGTCCCTCGACCTGTTCCTGGAGCATGCGCTGAAGAACGTGTGCGGCAACGACCCCAAGCTTTTCCACTGGCTCATGGGGTTCTTCGCACACATGATCCAGCGCCCGTGGGAGAAGCCCCTGGTGGCTCTGGTGTTCAAGGGCAAGAAGGGCACCGGAAAGAATGCGCTGGTGGAACGGGTGGGCCATCTCATCGGCGTCCACTTCCTTGTTGCCACCAGCGAGCGCTACCTGGTGGGGAACTTCAATAGCCACCTCGAGCACAATCTATGCTTGGTGCTGAACGAAGCCACCTGGGCCGGCGACAAGAAGACTGAAGGCATCCTCAAAGGCCTGATCACTGAGAACAAGATGCTGATCGAGCACAAGGGCAAAGAGGCCCGCAACAAGCAGAACGTGTCCCGCATCATTCTCCTGGGCAACGAGGACTGGGTGGTTCCGGCCTCCCAGGAAGAGCGCCGGTTCGCCGTGTTCAACGTGGGCGAAGGGCGCATGCAGGACAAGCCGTTCTTCATCGCCATGCGTGAGGGCATGGAGCAGGGCGGCTACTCCCACCTCCTGCGCTACCTGCTGGACTTCGACCTCTCCACCGTCGACATCAACGAGGCGCCGAAGACTCAGGGCCTCGTAGAGCAGAAACACGCCAGCCTGGAGATCGTCGAAGAGTGGTGGCTGAACTGCCTGATGTCGGGCGAAGTGCTGGAATCGGACTTTGGCGGCGAGTGGCCGGACAGCGCCAACACCAATCGTCTGCGCGATGCGTGCCAGCGGTGGGCTGGCAAGCGCCACGTGAAGGGCAGGATGCCCAGCGACATCGCCTTCGGCAAGACCTTGCGCCGTGTGGCGCCTTCATTCAAGAGCAAGAAGGCCAGGCCGGACAAGCCTGGCGATACCAGCTACGCGTTCTTTAGCCCTGGGCTGGAACAGCTTCGGGCTGACTGGGTGAAGTTCATCGGAGGAGAGGTAGAATGGCCCGACTAAACGACACGAAAGTTGTTGCGAAATGCTCCTGCGGCTACACCACAGTAGGGGACGCATACCCCATCGTGTGCGAGGAGTGCCAGAGGGTAATCCACAGGGACACGGAGGTTCTGGCCAGCATGTTAGCTGGCGTCTCTACCGTCAGAATCGATGCCCCCTCTGACCCACGGGCTGACCCGGTCAACCACCCGGCGCACTACACCACCCACCCCTCGAAGGTCGAGTGCATCCAGATCACCGAGCACATGGGCTTCTGCCTGGGTAACGCAATCAAGTACATCTGGCGCGCTGACCTGAAGGCTGACGCCATCGAGGACTTGAAGAAGGCGCGTTGGTACCTGGATCGGGAGATCGCCAAGCGCGAGGCCAAGCCGTGACCGTCTCGCTACCAACTCATCCCGACCACTACGAAAGCATTGAACTTTGGCAAAGGGCTGTAGGTGCCCACGACGCCAACCTGGAAAGGTCCGAGCTTGTGCAGATAGCCTGCGAGGTAGGCCTTGTTGACCAGGTCGTAGCCGCCGATGGCCGTTGACTTCGGCTCGCG